AGCCCACCCAAAAACTATCTGCACTAACGGCTTGTAAAATCGTTTTCGTGTCTTCCGCCGATAAGAAAGCCCACGAAAGTTCGATTTTCGCCTTTGTCGCTATTCGTTCCTTGATCATTCGGCCGTTTGCATTCCGCTCCGCCTTGCTTATATCTTGAATACCAACTTCCATACTGGTTGGACTAGGCATATCAACCAAGTTAGAAGAAGTGGAACCGATTCGTAATATTTTCACGCCTAGCCCTCCTATCCGTTAGTTGTAATCATGGAACCGCCTATCCGTTGACTCTCGCGGGCTGAATATGGATTAGTTACGCGAGCAAATGTAACGCCGTCAACTTGGAATACAATGTCTGGCAATTTTGCGCTACTGTTTCCGCTGCTCATTTGAGCAATTGCCATTGCATTAGAAACCGCTGTTGTAATCATCCCCATCAAGTCGCCTAGAGGCGAAACTACTTCTCGCCCGCCGGGGTTGTCCCCGATTGTCGCGACCATTTCCCCATTGGTGATACCACCCTTGGCAAGTTTCGGAATCAACGGGATGTTAAAGCCGCCTATCGTCTTTCCACCAATTTTCGGAACCCAATCCGGGATGCTTATATCAAGTCCATTCACGGCCGTTATAGCTTGATTGATTAAGTCAATCATGAAATTGAACGGGATTTTGATCGTGTTACCCAATGCCGAGAAAATGCTTTCCGCAACGCTTGCTAAGTCTTTCAAGGCTTTTTCCCAATCACCATGGAATACGTCTGTAATAAAGTTCATGAGACCTATAAACGCATCTTTTAAATCTGTAATAAGGTCGCCCATTGTTTTAAATGCTCCGTCGAAAGCCTTCACTAAACCATCACCAACGAAGTTAGCGACAGGTTTTAAGACGTTCTTCCATAACCATTCGATCTCGTCCGCCAACTCTGACCAATAAGCTATGAACACATCCCCCAAGAAGTTCCCAAATGGTTTCAACACATCATTCCAAAGAACGCCGAATACCGCGCTTAACGCCTCGACTGCCGGGCCTAACATTTCTTTAAGGGCTGCGCCTAATGGGACTAAAACGTTTTGCCAGAACGATTTGGCGACCTCCGAAACTTTCTCGAAAGCAACTTTTAAAACATCAATCAAAACTTTACCGATTGGTACTAATGCCTCGTCGTAAAGCGTTTTGCAGAAACTACCGAAAGGTACAAGGACGTTTTTCCAAAGCCATCTAGCAGCTTCACCCAAACCGTCCCAAGCTGCTACAAACACAGTCCCTAACCATTTGCCCAAAGGAACTAACACGTCGTTCCAAAGCCATTTTGCAGCTTCTCCAATGGCGCGGAATATGCCATCAACTACGCCCCGGAACGTTTCGTTAGTCTGATAAAAATACACGATTGCAGCGACTATAGCAGCAACGGCAACGACAATTGCAACAATCCACCAGCTCACGCCCGCCAACATAATACCCAAACCAGCCGCACCCGCTCGCAAGGCGTTGAATCCTGCCGCTATGCCTGCTGTAATAGCCGACCAATTGGAGACGATAGCCCCAACGGCAAGACCTGCTGCAATGCCTGCCATGATGGATACGATAATTTCCTTCTTGTCTTTTAAGAAGGTCGTGAAGTTTGTGAATACCTCGCGGATTTTATCCGCTATCGCCTTAATTTTTGGCGGGATAGGGTCTAATGCTGACATGTCACCAACATCACCTAAAGATACACCGCCGCCTGTAGCAGCAGCGCCGCCCGCTCCAGCGGCCCCGGCTCCAGCGTCTGCGGCTGAACTTGCAAGCGTGTTGACTTCATCGAACCCGGCAACGCTTTTCGCTGCTTCCTTCGCTGCCTTGCCTGCCTTGTCCGCTTGGTCTGCTGCGTTGGAATAGGAATCACCCAACCCATCGACAGCCGTCGTTTGAGCGCCTACACCGCCATTCCCCGCCGCTATATTCGCTTTCGGGAATAACGCCCGCATAAGTTGAGCGACGCGCAAGAAAGCCCATTCTGCGGCCCTAGCAAGCTTCGTTAAAATTGGAAGGGCGATATTGAGAAATGGCAGGAACGCTTTTCCGATTGCTAATCTCACGTCACCAAGGGCGGCCGTAAAGTTACCTTTCAGTAGCGCGGTGTTTTGCGTGATTTTATCGCCAAAGTTGCTGTTAACAGAATCCATTATGTGATAGTAAAGGATTGTCTTTTGCATCTGAGAACTTAAATCAGACCAAGGGGCATTGTTCGCTAACATCTTGTACGCTTTTGACTGCTGGATAGCAGACACACGGACGTTAACGCCGAGCTCATCCGCTCCATCCGCCTCGCCGTTCATGGCTGAACGCATCCGATCCGATATCTCAACTTGTGACATGCCCGTTTTGCTGCGGATGATTGCAGCGGCTTTCATAAGGCTTGTTGTCTTGTTAAAAAGGTCTTGTTGGTCCGTGGCTATGTCTTTCAGTCGTAAAGAAAAGTTGTTAGCCATTTCTGCGGCTGTGAGCTTGGAAAACCCCATAGCACCGCCGACAGTGTTTTGCCACTTGATGAAATCTTTCATGCTGCTACCTAGCGTTTGGCTAAGCGTTCCCATGAGTGCTTCAAACTTAATAGCGTCGTTGCCTGCGTCTTTCAAAAAATCGATTGCTTGAAATCCAATAAAGGCGGCCGCGAGCGTCTTTAGAGACTTCGATATAGAACTTTTAAAGTTGTCCATATCTTTCTTAGCCTTGTCCAATGACTTTTTTAGGGCGCTGAAATCTCCCCCGGCGCGGACAACTAGGTTTTTAACCGCTGGCATGTTGCACCCCCTTTATTCTTCCGATCCTCCAAAAGCGGCGTTTAAACGTTTGACAACATCATACATATCGTCGGCCGTCTGCGGCTCTTTTTTCTTCTGGATGCTTTTCGATAAGTACTTTTCAAGCTGCTTGTTGCCTAATGATTTCTCGCGGTCGAATATGGCGGAAATCCAAGCAATTGTTACTTTTTCATCCCAATCATCGGCGTTCTGTTTCCTTTTGGCGTCAATGACTGTAAATAATTCAAAAGGCGTTAACTCCCAAAACTCTAATGGGCTGATACCAGCGATAACCCCGGCTTCTAACGCCTCGATTATGTCGAAATCGCCGCCGTCTCCGTCTGAGTCGCTGGAATCTCCTTTTTTCCTTCCTTACCGCCATCAAAGGCTTTAGTGAATGCTTCGCCCATAATCTCGGCTGCATCCGTCATATTTGAATGATCGTCAATAAGGTCAATAACGGAATCCGGCGTTAATGCATCATCTTCATGAACCAACCCGGCCCAAATCATGATAGATAATTCATCAATTGAGAGATTGTCCATATCTAGCTTCATAATCGATTTGCCCGTCATTTTCTCAATTCGCTTCAAAGCTTTCATGCCGTAGCGGAAATTTCTCACTTTGTCCAATTGAATAGGTGTATACATTCGAATCGCTCCTTTTGTTTGTCCATTAAAAAAGGGGCAAAACGTCAATTCTGCCCCTACTGTTATTAAGCCGTTCTATTGCCGACAACTGTATAAGATTTGGCTACTTTGCCTGTCTCGTTGTAGATGATCGTGAGCTTCTTCGTGCCAACGGCCGAGAATGTAATTACGTTCGAAGCCCCGGCGCTTGTGATGCCTTTTTGGTAGATAACATCATCCACATACAGATCAAATGTCGCGCCCGCAAGTGTAGGTGTGATTGTAAGGTTTGTACCAGTGAAGGAATAAGAGTATGAATACGTAGCGCCAGCGAATGCAGGAGCCAACGCGCCAGCCGTACCAGTAAGAGCCAAGGCCGTAAGGTTGGCGGAAGCCGTTGTTGCAAAGTTTGGTTTGCCGGAAACTTTGATTGTTGCGCTAAAGGAAATCAAATCCTCTAGCTGTACGCCAGTCTCAAACGCTGTTACTACGCCGCCAAATGTCCAAGATGCGCCCATAGCGGACGGAAATAGGATTTGGTACGTATCAGTACTACCAACGTCGAACGCGGCGTATACGGCTGTTTGGCCTGTGTCGCTGGCATTAAGGAAACCTTCAATCGCTACTTCTCCACCGTCTTTGAACCCGGTTTGAAATGTACGGTAGCCGCCTTGGCTGTCTAGTGCTGTGCTATCAATTGTATCGGCCGATAGTTTAAGGCCGTCGATGCTTGTTAATTCTGCGATTGCAACAGCACCAATTTTGATTACTGTACCAACTGAACGTTGAGCCAATGAGAAAACCCCCTCGAATTATAGGTGTATTACAAAATCAATTACCGCCCTGTATTCCCCTGTCTTGCTGTCAACCGATTCATCTGGCTGATCGTCTAAATATGCTTCCGTTACAAACACTTTCGACGATCCTCCTATTTCCCGCTGCGTGAATGAGTTAATCTTGCTAACCACTAAGTCCAACGCATCATGCAAGGCGGAATAAGTAGCGCACACAATCAACAATTCCCCATCAATCCGTTTAGAGGCTAAAACACTAGTCAATGAACGATCATTGACGCCCGGATTAAGAACGTAGGCCATAAACGGCGCTGGTGTATTCTCCGGGGCTGTAATGGGGAATGTCTTTTGTTCAAATCCCGGTATTGAAGCCAGTTCATATCTAAAAGCTTTCTCCACTCGTTTACCTCCCCTTTGCCATCGCCTTGGCCAACTCTTTTTTCAGCGTGTCAAGAATCTTCTTTTCGACAGCCTCTTTGTTTTCACTTAGCGCCCGTCTGAGGTAATGTTTTCCCTCAACACGTACACCGCTAACATGATCAAAGCCGTATTCCTGCGACGTTGGGTAATAAGAACGTTTACCCTCTCGGCTAAATTTAACGAGTCGATCGTTAAATGACGCTGATGGTACGACCTGATAGATCGACTTACCTTTAGGGCCTTTTTCGCGTAGCGTCTGCAAGCTTTCCCTTAGCGTCCCGCTAAGTACAGGAGCGTTGGAAATAGCTGCTTTGCGGACGATCTTGATCCCGGCCCTAGAAGCTTTGGAAACGGCCTGCTGTGGGACGTCACCCATTTTTTTCATCATCTTTTGAACTTCATTTATGCCTTCTAACTTAAAGTCCAATTAAGTCACCTTCTTGCAGTAGCAAAGTAACTCCCGGCCCCTACCATCTACATCAATCGGAGGGCCGACTATTTCATAATCAATCCCCCGGTGTCGGATAAGGTAGTTAGGCAAGACGCCTGAACGATAGCGGATCGTAAACTTTACCTCGACTTCACTTTGCATCTGCCGCGACTCGTAAAACTCCCGGCCAATTACAGGCTGATAGCTCGCCCGCGCGGTAAATACTTCGTCATACCCGCCGACTGGCGCACCGTAATCGTCTAGGACGGTTGCAGGCGCTAGGAATGTAATAGAATCGCGTAACCTTCCGGCTTCCATGACCTAAAACCTCCGATCCATATCCAACAGGCTTTGAGCAGCTAACGGAACCTTTGCGGGAATTTTGCCTATTACGACAGCTTCCCGGTTCTCGTACCAGTGTCCAATTAGGAGCAAAAGGCCGTGTTTTGTGGATGGCGGGATAGTTTCAGTCGTGTAACCTGCTGTATAGCGAACTTTTACGGCGTCTCCGGCTGCTAATGCGGCATTAGGCCAGTTATATCCAACGGCCGGGACGATCTCACCCGATTCCTTAACCAAGTAGGCGGATACAGGCAACGTTTGAACGCTGTTGTCTGCAAGGGTGTATGTGATACTCGCAACGCTTGTATGCGGTAATTTTTCGAGCTTAATAGGCGAATACGACGAATATCTATATTTCACCTGCGGGAATGAATCCATAATCAGCTCGTAAGTTGTTACAGCTAACGTCCTACGTTGAAGTCCTTCGGCATAGTCGCGGGCGACCATAATGAGAGTCGAAATATAGGAATCATCTTCGGTATAATCTAGATCTACTCTAAGATGATTCTTCGCTTCCGTTAGCGTTATCGGCTCCGTCGTTGGATACGTTACTATTTTCAGCATCCGCCGTAGCCTCCTTTGCTTCCGCTTCCGCCGCCGCTTTGGCCAATGCCTTTTCAGCAGCTACGCGGGCTTTCAATGACTCGATAGCATCCGCTTTGCTTTCTGCTCGTTGGTTGCCTTTCACGACGAACACGCCATGACCTGCATACTCGACGCCATCCGGCAATTTTTCTTTACAAACTTTTTCGCCTTTGATCGGTTTGGCGTGACCGCATTCAATCCACGCATCTGCTAAGGGCTTGTCTAGTTCAACCACACTGCCCGGCGCATATGAAAACGTGTCGGACGCTATTACGACATTCATTTCAACTTTAATAGTTTCCACGGCTTTAACCTCCAAAAAAGGGGGCTAATAAAAGCCCCCGGATAATTACGTTAAGACTAGGTTGCAGAGTTAGCGTAGTAAGCAACTGGATTTGTACCAGCGTTGATAAGTTTGGAATCCGAACGCGCGAACGCTACGAAACCAATTTGGCCCGAGTCCATATATTTCTCTGCAAATCTAGTAATTTGCACATCCATAACGTCGCGAATCCAGAAGTTGTTGAAGGCACCAAACAAGATCGATTTAGCGTTAGCCGCCATTGTCGCCATGTCTTGGTTAATTTGATAAGCGTAACCATTGATTGTGTCCGGCTCATTAAGCGCGATACCCGGCAGGTACAACGGACGGCCTTGGCTGTCTTTCATTTTTTTGAGGACTTTAAGCGTTTGGTCGTGGAACATGAATTTAGATGCTCCGCGGTATGCAGGATCCACCGAATGAATCAAATCTACCAAATCATCGAAGATAACCGACGACACTTGGCCTGTTGTGCCCACTTTACCGGATACAGCAGCAGTTACGACGCCTTGCGGTTCGGCTGTGCCTGATCCTGTTGTGTAGTATTGGTTTTGAATGCGCCCAATACGAGCAGCGATTTCATCGCGGATAAAAGCTTCAACGTCAATTGCGGAATCTTGCATCATTTCAAGCGATACAAGCACGATATCAGACGTGAATTTGTATGCTCCCAACGATGTTTGACCAAATACAGGGTCAAGTGTGCTAGCTGCTGTATTCTCTGCAAGCAACCGACCTTTTTGAGCTGTCGTGTTAGTTGTAGGGATCGGCAATGTGTTGCCGGAAGCTGTAGGAAGTATTCGGGATACTTCACGCATACCGCCCCACAGTTTAAGCGCCTTAATCAAGTCATTGTAGAAGCCCGTAGGAACGGTATTGCCACCCGCGCCAGCCGAACCGACTGCAAGTGCCCGTTTTTCAGCCATAAGTTGTTTTTCACGCGCGTCCAAGCCTTGCTCACCTTGAATGATAAATTTGCGGAACGCTGCGCGGTGTTCTGCTTCTTGCTTTTCAGCGTCATTTCCGCGTTGTTCGCCATTCGGAGCGCCTGCGCCGGAATAATCGCGTTTGTTTAGTTCGTTTTCTTCGTTCATTAGGCGTTCTTCGCGGTCAATACGACCTTTCAAGGAAGTAAGATCCTTGTCCATATCGGAATAACGTTTTTCTTCGTCTGCCGTGAAATCACGGTTTTCCGATTTCGTTTTGTCGTTCAAAGATTTCATTTCTTCCCAAATGTTCGCGCGTTTTTCACGCATTTCTTGAATGAATGTAAGTGCTGCTGCCATTAATTAAAACCCCCTCGAATTTAGGTGCAAATCGCGCTCTCTTTGGCGCTGTTTAATGCCGTAGTTAATTTCAGGCTCTTTAGCCTGTCTTGTTTCTTGGAACTTCTTGAATACGTCCTCTGCGGATCGCACTCCCACGCTTGAACTAGGGTAAGCCGGGGTTGTTACCGGGCTAACCTCGTACAATTCAGCCTCTAAGACTGTTCGGACGGGCATGTCCGGGTTTGATTCGTCCCATTCTTCGCGAACTGCGCGGAATATGAAGGAAGAACCGTCCACGTCGCCGCGTTCAATCGTTTCTAAGTACCGTTCCGCCCATTTCGGCGGTACAATCTCATACCTTAACCCCACATCGTCCTCAACTAGCGTTAAAGTTGATGGGTGACGGCCTAATACCTCGCGCTCGTCATGGTTCCATGCTGCATAGGCTCTTATGTCACTAACCAAGGAGGAAGTAAACGCGCCACGCTGGAATTTTTCCGTAAACCATCCACCAATAGGGCGGCTTGGTTGGTTCCATCGGACGGCGTAACCGATAATTTTTCGCGGCTCTTCACCGTCTGCCCTAATTTCCGGCTTGCTGTCGGGTAATCCCGCTCTCGTCTCGCGTTCCATTTGTTAATCACCCCCTTTCGGCTTTAGTGGATCTTCGGGCTTTTGCTGCGTATTAGGCAAGGCTCCAACCATTGACGAATCAATCATTGCGCCATTAACCATGTATTTCGTGCCCGCTTCGCCCTCGATAGGGTTTTTGTTCTCGATCTCGCGCCAATCATTAGCGTTAATAACGCCGTTTCTGCGTTGAATTTCCAGTGTTTCAGCCCGGCTTTTGGAATCACCGCGTAATAGCCCGTCCACTAAAAATTCAGCGTAATATTTGCCGCGTTCGTTCGGTTTGAGGCATTTACGGCGTATTTCCTGCTCAATTCGGATAATCCAAGGACGTAACGTGTGAGTAACAAACATGATGGCCTGATGTTCGATATTCGAGAAGGTAGCCCGCTCCAAGTTTTGCAGCATGTGCATAGGTACGCTATACATTTCCGCGATTTCTTCCTTCTGCCACTTGCGGGTTTCAAGGAATTGGGCGTCCTCCGGCGGTAAACTGATTGATTTGTATTTCATACCGTTTTCCAGTACCGCAACTTGGTGCTGATTATCACCGTTGTAAAGTTCCCGCCAGTGATCCCGCAAACGGTTTGCGGTTGTCGCATCTTTGAAAGTTGCATCTGTCTCCAACACCCCGGAAGGTTTGCCGCCATTCGAGAAGAATCTTGCCCCGTATTTCTGCGTGGCCATGTTTGCCGAAAGGATCTCGCGTTGTTGCTGCACCGGGCTGTAACCCTTCAAGCCGTCAAAACTCAAACCATGGATATGCAGGATCTTTTCCGGTGGTAATGTAAGAGCTACACCCTCCGGCGTAAGCGCTGAATATATGAGCTTATTGCCTTTTACGGTTCTTGTCGGGTAAGTGGATGCAGGGTCTAGAGGTTTTAACTCAACAACAATGCCGCGCCCGTCTCGCACGATTTCCGCGTAACCATTCCCCCAAGTTAAAGCATGGCTTAGGATGGTTTCCCAAAATGTCATAGAGGACATTTCCTCGTTTG